CTCTACCCCTACTATCAGCTGCCGCTGGAGACGGGTCACGCCAGCACCGCGCGCCGCCGCAAGGCCGAGCGGGACGGCGCGCGGGGTGACAGGGTGTCACCCCAAGGGGGCAATAATCCGGACTCGCGGGGTGACAGGGTGTCACCCCAAGATGTCGCATCTGTCACCCCGCGGGGTGACACGGGTGTCACCCAAATAGGGAAGGGAATTACTCAAGGGTTGAAACCCTTCGCGGGTGTGCGCGTGAGCGAGGTCGCTGGGAAGGTTTGGGCGACGAAGGCGCCGGAGCGGGTCGCCCCGATCCACGTCGAACGCGCCTGGACCGACGCCGTCCAGCGGACCGGCGAGAGCGACGACCGGCTGCTGAGCGCGGTGCGGGCGGCGGTAAGCCGCGATCCCGACTTCGGCCGGGGCAAGGCGATGAACCTGGACCGCTGGCTGGACGAGGGGCGGTTCATGGCCTGGCTGCCGGACGACGGTGCGGTGGCGCAGGCCCCGGCGCTGTCGGGCTGGGCCGGGCCGGAGACAGTCCGCGCGGCGGTCGAGGCGACGATGGGGGCGGCGGCCGTGGCCAGCTACCTCAACCGAGCGCGCTGGGACGCCGAGGGCTCGGCGGTGATCGCCGCCACGAAGATGGCGGCCGATCGGCTGAGGGATGGCGCGGGTCGAGTGCTGAAGACGCTGGGCGTGACGGTGACGGCGAAGGGGGCGGCGCATGGGTAGGTCGGCGATGGCGATGCGTCTGAGCGAGGACCAGCTGGCGCGGATGCGGGCGGCGGATGAGGCGCGACGCGAGGCGGCGGCAGAGGTGCGGGTCGGCGGCGCGGTGCTGAAGCCGTCGCAGCGGGTCGCCCTGGCCGAGGCCGAACGGCTGGCCAGCGGCGGGCTGGAGGAACGGCGCAAGGCGGCGGCGCTGGTGCGGGCGGTCGAGGCCGAACTGCGGGCGGCGCGGGATGGCGTCATCGTCCAGGACGGCGTCGTTGATACGCTAGCGCGGGCCGAGGCGCGGGGCGAGATGTTCGAGGTCGAGGCCGCCGAGGTCGGCGAATGGCGGCGCGACGGCCACGGGGCGTTGGTGCGGATCAAGGGCCAGCCGATCCTGGACGTGAAGACGGTGCGGCGCGCGCGGCGGGTCGATGGGCTGGCCAGCCTGCATCGAGCAGGGCGGCTGTCGGATCGACAGATGGAGACGGGGCGGGGGCTGCGGTCGCTGTTCCAGGCCATCATGCCGCCGGTCGGCGCGGCGTCGCTGGAGCCGGTGATCGGGGCGTCGTGGTCCGACCCGGAAGCGCCGATGGCGGCGGCGGTCCAGCGCGGGTTCGATGCGGAGGCCTTGTCGGACATGCTGGCGCTGCTGACGCCGGCGCAGGTCAGGGTGCTGCATGCCGTTGTGGCGCGCGGCCTGACGCTGGGCGCTCTTGCGGGCGGGGGGAGACGGTGGCAGGCGAATCACCTGCTGCTGACGCAGGCGCTGGACGCTACGGACCTACCATTTCGGAAATGGAGAAATAGTAGCTTGCGCGAGCGGAACGCTAAGTGCATCTGATCCAGCACTTCCAGAGTTGCGACCACAGCCCGCCCCGACCCCGTCGCGGCGGGCTCTGCATATCCGGAGGTCGCCATGCCGACGATGCCGACGCGGTTCCGGCCGCATGGCCAGACGAGCCGCCGAGACCAAAACGCGGCGGCGGATCGGCGCCGGGGTTCGGCGCGCGAGCGCGGATACACCACGCGGTGGGACAAGGCGTCGGCGGGCCACATCAGGAATAACCCGCTGTGTCGCTACTGCGATCTGGGCGGCGAGGTGAAGCCGGCGGAGGTGACCGATCACCTCTATCCGCATCGCGGCGACCAAGCCGTCTTCTGGAACCGCACGTACTGGATTGGCAGCTGCACCACCTGCCACAGCGGATGGAAGCAGCGGGTCGAACGCCTCGGCCGCCTCGCTCTCGACGACCTGGCCGCCCGCCTCGGCCTCCCTCCCCTGGAGGGGTGGGGGGGGCTGAAAGTCTGGACCCCTTCGGTCCGGGACCGGCGGGTAGGGGGTGGGTAAGTTTTCGCGAGTTTCGGGAATCTTTTTTTAGGAGGCCGGGATGGCCAGAGGCCCGAAGCCGCAGCCCGGAAGCGTCCGGTCGCAGAAAAGTGCTGTGCGGAGCACGACGAGGAAGCCGAAGGCCGGCGAAGTCGTGGCGGTGGCGGACGGCAAGGGCGCGCCTCCGAGTTGGCTGGCGGGCGAAGGGTTGGCGTTGTGGAAGAAGCTGGCGCCCTCGCTACGGTCGGCGCGTCTGCTTCAGGGTCCGGATGAGATGGCGTTCGCGCGCTACTGCCGGAACTTTGCGACCTGGCTGAAGCTGCGCAAGGACCTGGACAAGCGCGGATACACCTATGACGCCTCCACCACGAATGGAGGCACCCTGCGGAGGGCCGATCCGAACTTCATGATCGCGGATCGGCTGGAGCGCCAGTTGCTTGCGACGGAGGATCGGTTCGGGTTGAACCCGGCCGAGCGTCAGCGGATCATCGCTGCGCGGGCGGCGCAGGGATCGGGAGGGCTGTTCGATGACGCCGCGCCGCGGTCGGTCGGCGGAACTGAGCCGGCGACGGCGGCCCAGCCGGAGGACGCGCCAACGGGCTTCCTGAACTGACGGCATGCCGACGCCTGAACGGCCGGCGTTGCTGGCGAGGTATTCAAATGCGACGTGGGACGCCGAGGTCTCCGTGTGGCGCGATGGCGCCTGCTGGTATGACGAACGTGCGGCGGATGCGGCGGTTCGGTTCTTTGCGACCCGGCTTCGTCTGACCGAGGGCGAATGGGCCGGTCGCCCATTCATCCTGGAGGACTGGCAGGAACACGACATCATCCGGCCGTTGTTCGGCTGGAAACGCGCCGACGGGTCGCGCCGCTACCGACGGTGCTACGTGTGGGTGGCCCGGAAAAACGGAAAGACCGAACTGGCCGCCGGCATCGCTCTGCTGATGCTCCTGGGCGACGGCGAAATGGGCGGGCAGGTCTTTTCGATCGCTTCGGAAAAGGAGCAGGCGTCCATCGTGTTCAACAAGGCGACCGCCATGGTCGCCTATTCGCCTGAACTTGGGGAACATCTCGATACGCTGAAGACGGCCATCTATTGCCCGTCGTTGAACGCCTCTTTCCGGCCGCTGTCCGGCAAGCCCCAGGGCAAGCACGGTCTGAATATGTCGGGTCTCGTCGGAGACGAGGTGCACGAGTGGAAGACGGGCGACCTCTACACCTTCGTGCACGATAGCGCCGCGGCCCGTCGTCAGCCGCTCGAGGTCATGATTTCGACGGCCGGCGTCAAGGGATCGCACGGCGAGGAAGTTTGGGACGAATGCCACGCCCTTCTGACCGGCGAGATGGAAGACGATGCGACCTTGGTCGTCGTCTACGCCGCCGATCCGGACGACGACTGGCAGGACGAAGCGACGTGGAGGAAGGCCAATCCGAACTGGGATCGGTCGGTGAAGGTCGATGTCTTCCGCGAGGATTTCAACCGCGCACGTCAGCTACCGCGCCTGGAGAACGATTTCAAACGCTACCGCCTGAACATGTGGACCGATCAGGCGGTTCGGTGGCTGCCGGTCGACGGCGTGGACGACGAGGGGCGTCGCTTCGGCTGGGACCATTGCGCCGGCCCAACGAACTGGAAGGCGCTGGACGACCAGCTGGCCGGACTGCGTTGTTTCGGCGGCCTGGACCTTTCGGCGACGCAGGATCTTTCGGCGCTGGTCTGGTGGTTTCCCGTCCAGCCCGGCCTTGAGACGGCGACGGTGCTGGCTCGGTTCTGGAAGCCGAAAGACCTGCTGAAGGCGCACGCCGAACGCGACAAGGTCCCGTATGCCAAGCTCGTCAGTGACGGCGCTCTGCTGACGACGCCGGGCAACGTCATCGACCATGCAGCCATCCGGGAGCAGGTGAAGGCCGATGCCTCGCGGTTCCGATTGGCCTTCTACAACGAGAAGCGCGAGGCGCATCAGGGCGGCCTGGCGATCGACCGGTACGACGCGACCGAGACGATTGTTCAGTTGAACGGCGAGAACTTGCCGGTCGTCCCGTTCGGTCAGGGCTTCGTGTCGATGTCCGGGCCGGCCAAAGAGCTGGAACGACTGGTCCTGGCCAACGGCTTCCACCACGGCGGGCATCCGGTTCTGCGGCGTCACGCCCAGGCGGTCGCGGTCGAAACGGACGCGGCCGGCAACATCAAGCCATCGAAGGCGAAGTCGACCCAACGCATCGACGGCATCGCCGCGCTGACAATGGCGCTGGGTATTTCGGCGCACGACACCGGCCCCCGCCGGAAATCGTTCTGGGAGGAGGCGGCGTGATGACAAGTCGAGCCCCGGCAAACGTCGTCCATATGCTCGCGGTCGTCGCGCGCGATCTGATCGGCCTGCTGGGCGCCGTCGCCATCGTTCGCGGTGTCTACATGGTGTCGCCGGCGGCGGCCTGGGTGGTCGCGGGGGTGATGATGGTAGCCGTGGCTGTGCTGACGAGCCGGCGGGAAGGCCGCGCATGAGGGGCCTGTTTGACGCTCTGTGTCACGGGCTGGAGGTCAAGTCTGAAGGTCGGGCCCTGGATCAACTTCCGGGGTTCATGTCGTGGGGCGGTCCGACCAAGTCGGGCCAATCGGTCGGATGGCAAACGGCGCTGCGCGCCACGGCGGTGCTGGCCTGTTGTCGCGTGCTCTGCAACGGCGTCGCGCAAGTGCCCTGGAAGGTGATGGAGCAACGGCGGATCGGCAATGGCGCGGATCCAGCCACAAGCCACCCGCTCTATCCGCTGCTGAACAGGCGGCCGTCCCGTAACCAGACATCGTTCGAACTTCGTCAGACGATGGTGCTTCACCTGGCCCTGGCCAACAACGCCTATGTGTTCAAGAGCCTGGGCGCCGGCGACCGTATTCTGGAGTTGATCCCCATCGAGCCCGGCCGGGTGACGGTGACTGAGACGCGAGGTGAACT